CGCCCAATAAGAGCTCCAATATTGGCATCAGAAACCAAGTTTTGGAGGTTCTTAGAGAAATTGGTGAAAACGGTATCATCACCCGATTGTGGCTGACGCAGGATATAATAAGCCTGCCGCACAAGAGGCGGTGTACCGTCCGTCTGGAACACCGTAACCGTCAACTCGACATTATGTCGAGCCATCGGCCGCGGCGAACTAGTCGTCACCTTTTCAGTGGTGTGACGCACCTTAACGCGATACTCAGTGTTTGAGACGCGTTTGAAGTATTCGCCAGAATAAGCATCCTGGTTAATCTTCAGCAAAGTCAAATTCGAGTTTGCAAGGTCTTTGATTACGAGTGTAGACATCGTTCTTCCTCAGTTCTGAAATCTCGGGATTGAGACTCCAGCAGTCACGCTACACTTTTAGTCCGCGTTGGCCTATAAGTGCAGCAGCAATGGACATCTGCCCTGAATTAAGATAGGGTTGAGATGCTACCATGAGAGCAGCAGTTGGTGCAAGATTACGTCTGTAATAGTGCAACCGACACGTTCCATTACCACCAGTAAGGGAGCCAGTCTGGCCCCCCCACCAATCAGGTAATGTATAATGATCAACTCGGACATTCCGAATGGCTTCAATTTTTGTATGAACCCATTCGTCGGTATGGTAAATATCCATAACGTTTTGATTTGCCGAGATAAAATCTCCAACATTAGAGAACCAGTCTATAAACCAGGACCATGGTAATGCGTCCCAGACTGCTCTGGGAGACACATACAGGCCTTCGGCTAGTAGTGCTGCTCTCGTTTGGAGCTGATCATCAGTTAAGGAGTCCGGCATCCCTTGAGATTTCCACCTCATGGATGCGTACACGTATACATCATGTATGTATGACGATGTACCCCTAGCATACCCATAATTCTCATTAGGGGTAGAACTAAGGAGGATATCCTTAAAGAACGTGAACTTACTGGAGAGTCCCCTGTCCTGAAAAGTCTTTTTGAGATTCTTGAACGTTTTTGTAACATCGTCCTTGAATCCCATCATCTTTAACAGGTCAGACACTATCGGGACCCAGCCGTAGCGAAATTCCAAATATGTGGAACTAAACTGCGAAAGGGTCCCTTTAGCGGCTCCAGGATGAGATGCAAGATAGGCAAGGCCTTTCTTGCGTAGCAGCTCGGGAACGTCCTTCAACTCATAGAAAAAGTTGCAGAGCGAAACCGCAGGTCTCGTTGGGTTGGTCTTAGCATATGCTTTGGCCATGTCAATGCTGTAAACTGCAGCAGAGCCAATTCCGACGTCAGTAGGCAAGTTTTCAAACCATTGGCTGAAAGTTGCCGGATTGCCGCCGTGATACCACAACGGAGCCGTGTCGATAGTGCCGGAAAATCCGTCAATATCGCAGCTACCGTAAGTATGAAAGCAAGCACCAGAACCCGGTACAAAATACTGGATCTGGCCTCCGCCAATAGTTACGGTTTGGTAATAAGTACCAGTGTCGCCGTTTTGCGTCCAGACGAGAACGCCTGTATGCTCAACGATCGGCTTGGTCTTTTCCCTAAAATAGCTACACATCTCATCTATCGCTGCTCAGAGTTAAGACAGGTCACCAGAATGGTGATGGCATCAAGCGCCGTGGCACC